CTTTCTTTAACGCGAATCCAGTAATAAAAAGCGTTTTATAGCTAATACCTATATGATAGAATCTATATACACAGCAATACTTTAATAAGTTTTGTGAATGTAGAGGAAGTCGATAAAACAGGATTTAGCAGTTGCTAGTCTGCTTGTCGTCACTCCTCCTACGCGACAAAAAAAAACTAGCCTTGGAAAAAGTATGAGTAGTGGTAGAGGTAGACCCCGTAAGCCTACAGCGATTAAAAAGCTAACAGGTACATTTAGAAATGACCGAGCTTACCCAGGAGAGCCGCAGCTAGGAGTCTGCTTTCCCGATAAACCTGAGTGGTTGGATTCTGACCCTTTATCGTCTCAGCTATTTGACCAAGTTAGTAAGTATATGGTCGACATGAGTGTCAGTACCTCAGTCGACGGATTGGCTATTTCAATGCTTGCTGATCAGGTTGCGTTGTATTTACGTCTTCGTGGCACGTTATTAGAAGATGGTGAGATGATAGAAAGCCCTAACAGCGCGGGAGAAATGATCATGAAAGCCCATCCCGCCATTGTTCCCATGAACCAAAGTTTTGTAAACATCACTCGCCTAATGCGTGAGTACGGACTGACGGCTAGTTCACGAAGTAGTCTGGCAACAAGAGACCAGCCTTCTGACATAAACTCGTTTGAAGATTTTTTAAAAGCTAACTAGGAGCCGGATATGAATAATATTGAGCCGAAACCTATTCAAGTCATCTGGCCTATTGCATTGGTTTTAGTAACCGCCGCTATTACGTGGGGCACTGTTCGAGCCGAGTCTGAGCAGACGGCTAGAAGTGTCGCGGATAATCGCTTAGATATAAGATCGGTTACAAACAAGACGGCGGACCTAGATAAAAACGTCGCGCTTAACGAACAATCCTTAATCCAAATACGCCAAAGTGTTCAAGAGATAAAAGAAGATACGAAGACTATTTTGACAATGCTTACCTCACAGAGCGTGGAGTGAATATGGGCATCTTAAATACAATATTAGGCAGCGGTGATGTTATTACCAAAGGACTTGGATTAATTGACTCACTACACACCAGCGATACTGAGCTTATTGAAGCTAAGACAAAAGCTAAGACCGATTTACTCACTAGCTATGCTCCATTTAAAGTAGCTCAAAGATATCTAGCATTAATTTTCGGATTTACGTTTGTTTTGTCTTATTTGATGGTGTTGGTTTTGTTCTTTATGGGTAGAGACATAGCAGCCATCCAAGAGATTATATCTGCGTTTAAGATTGATTGGATTATGCTCACAATTGTCGGTTTCTATTTTGGTGGGGGTGCCTTTGAGGGCCTCGCGAACAAGAAGAATAAAAAGTGACAGATGACTCTGTCTGCGAAGCTGCTTGGGACTACGCTGAAAAGTGTGTTTCTGGTGAAATAAGCGTGTGCAATAACGTCATTATGGCGTGTCGCCAGGCGCTTGATATGCGACAAAGAAAAGACATTCACTTTGACAACAGTGCAGCCGCTCGGCCAATAAAATTCGCGTCATATATAAAACACCTAAAGGGTCCACTTGCCGGCAAACCTATTCTGTTTGAGCCTTGGCAAATGTTTTTAATTACGCAATGTTACGGGTGGCTTCGGAACGATGGGCAGAGACTACGTCGATCTGTTTACATTGAAGTACCACGAAAGTCAGGCAAGAGTACCTTGTGCAGTGTTCTTTCGCTCTACCATTTGATGGCAGACGGAGAGAGTTCTGCTGAAGTGTATTCAGCGGCTACATCGAGAGACCAAGCTCGTATTGTCTTTGGTGATGCCCAAGCAATGGCCCGTGCTTCTGCACATTTGAGTGTACATTTAAATGTACAAAGAAACTGTATTGCATACACGAAAGCCAATAGTAAATTTGAGCCGTTATCGGCAGACGCCGGTAGTCTTGAAGGACGGTCGCCCTCATTTGCTGTGGTCGATGAATTACACGTCCATAAAACACCAGAAGTCTATGATGTGCTCAACGTAGCAAGCGGTGCGCGTAGCCAACCTTTATTGTTTGTTATTTCCACATCCGGCGTGAACCGTGAGGGCGTATGCTACCAGGTTAGGGATTATGCCTTAAAGATTTTACAAAACCACGTCGATGACGATACGTTCTTTTCGATGATCTACGGTGTTGATGAGGGCGATGATTGGCGTGACCCGAAAGTACATAAAAAAGCTAACCCCAACTATGGTGTAAGTGTTCAGCCTGATGACTTGGAGCGTCTCTGTAAACAAGCAGAGGAGTCGCCATCAGCCGAAACAAATTTTAAGACTAAGCGTTTAAATATTTGGTGTTCTACTGACAGCGCCTGGATAAGCTCACACGCTTGGGACAATTGTACTCAAGAGCGCCCTCCTCTTAGTTATTGGAAAGGTAAGCCGTGTTATATCGGTTTGGACCTTGCGTCAGTAAATGATTTTGCGTGTGTCGCGTTGTTGTTCCAAGAAAAAGGCTTTATATACCCGTATGTTCAAAGCTATTTGCCCTTGGACACTATTACAAGTAAATCGGGCGCAATGGGTGGTCGGTATAAAGAGTGGATGGACTCTGGGCAGATCATAGCTACTGACGGTAGCGTGACTGACCTTAAATATATTAAAGAAATGGTGTTACAAGCCTGTGAAGATTATCACGTAAAACAGATAGCTTTTGACCCCTATGGCGCTCATGAGTTAGTCGCTGACTTACTCGACCAAGGCTTGCCGATGGTTAAGTTCCCGCAAAACATCATGAATATGAGTGACCCATCAAAAGAATTTGAGAAATCTATTTTAAGTAAAACACTCGCTCATGGTAGTGATTCAGTCTTAGGCTGGATGGTTAGTAACTGCGCGGTCTGGTCAGATGTTAATGACAATATAAAAGTAAAAAAAGACGGTAATCAATCAAACAAAATCGATGGTGTAATAGCTATCATCATGGCCTTGGGCAGAATGAAAGTTCACGCAGGGCTACAACCTTCACCATACGAATCACGCGGTATACGCACTTTATAGGAGCACAGTCTATGGTTTGGCCCTTTACGACGAAGCCTACGGCAACCAAGTCTGCTTCATACTCACTTGATTCCCCCGGCTTGATGAATATGATAATGCGCGGTGAGACGCCAAGTTTAAATGCAGTAGGACCAGAGACAGCAATGCGTCTAAGTACGGTTTATGCTTGCGTTAAAATTCTTTCGGAGACAGTAAGCACCTTACCGTGCCACTTATATAAGCTGTCGGATGACAGAACCAGTAAGTCTCACTTATGGAATGATGTCATGCACGCTTTAGTGCATAAGTCTCCCAACGATTGGCAGACAGCCCACGAGTTTTGGCAACAGCAAATGGTTAACCTGTGCCTTCGAGGTAACAGTTATAATTATATTGTCAGAGCTGGGTCTAGTGGCCGTATTGTCGCTATACACCCGCTTCCCGTTGACGCTGTGAGCGTGAATGTGTACGCACAAAACCGAGTTGAGTATTCGGTTGCTGTGGGTGAGAACGGTGTAACTAGATCAGAAGTTTTTCAAGCCGGCGAAATACTTCATTTTAAAACAATGAGTATGGATGGCATACGTGGGGTCTCCCCTATTAGCTACCAGGGTCACCTACTGGGTGGATCAATCGAAGCTAGGGACCACGCCAATAATGTGTTCGCTAATGGTAGTACACCACGCGGCGTGTTGATGGTCGACGGAACGCTAAGTGATGAAGCTTACACCAATCTAAAAGACAGTTGGGCAAGCAGTCATGCAGGAACTCAAAACGCTAATCGAGTGGCTTTGTTAGAAGCTGGTGTTAAGTTTGAGCCAATTTCAATGTCACCTGGTGACGTGCAGCTTCTTGAGACGCGCAGAATGAGCCGTGAGGAAATCTGCGGCATATTTAGAGTGCCACCGCATATGGTTGCAGACTTATCCCGAGCGACGTTCAGTAATATCTCTGAGCAAAGTATGGATTTCTATCGTTCAGCTATTAGCCCTTACTTAAAGACTTTTGAGAGTCGTCTTAACTACTCCTTTTTAGGGGACAGTACTAGAGAGTTTAAGTTTGATGTATCTGAGCTTATACGTGGTGACTTTGCTGGTGAAGTTGATGCTTACAAAAAGCTATTAGAAATTGGTGTTATGTCGCCAAACGAAGTCCGTGCTCGTCTTGATATGAACCCACGCGATGGCGGTGATGACTTTGTGTCTGACTCCAACAATTTAACTTTTGGCGATGCTGACCAAGAAGAGTCACCAACACCCGAACAACCCCAATCAGAAGAAGAAATTAGCGAGGATTATGATGAACAAGGTATTTAAACTTGAAGGTGTAAAGATTTATGACACCGAAAATGATGAAAGAAAATTTACCGGTTATGCCTCTACGTTCGGTAACTTAGACCGCGTCGGCGATGTTGTTGACTTTGGTGCTTTCCAAAAAAGCCTGGGCTTACACAAAAGCGATGGCACTATGCCGGCTATGTTGTTGCATCACGACCTTAAACGTCCTATAGGACGCTGGACTTCAATGACTGAAGACAGTAAAGGACTATCGGTCGAAGGTATTTTGACACAAGGTGTCCAGGACGCTGACGAAGCTTATGCGCTTTTAAAGTCAGGTGCTATTGCTAGTATGTCTATTGGCTACCGGGTAAAGGATGAAACTTATGATCCTCAAACCAAGTCAAACCATTTAAAAGAGATTGAGCTACATGAAGTTAGTCTTGTCACTATTCCCGCCAACCAATCTGCAATAGTTTCGGCTGTGAAAGATGCGGACGGCGAGTTAAACATTAGAGAACTAGAAATAGTCCTGCGCGATGCAGGGTTGTCTCGAAAAGAAGCTAAAACCGTGCTTGCAGCCGGAGCAAAAGCTTTGTTGTCTGATGAAACCCCCGAGTTAGTTGAAGAAGTGAAAAGTGAGCGTGATGCTGACCTTGAAGCTCGACAACTGCGACTCAGAGCGTTGATGGACACAATCCACAACATAAAATCTTAACCCAAATAGGAAACTCTCATGTCAGAGAAAGTACTAGATGACGTTCAAGCTGAAGTCAAAGATGTTGATCTTGAGTCTGTAGAAAAGGCAGTTGAAGAACTAGCCGAGCAGAACAAGTCAGTCGTAGCTGAAAACGAATCACTTAAATCAGAAGCTGAAGTAGCTACAAAAGAAATGGCAGAAGTAAAAGCAAATCTCGAAGAGATTATGGCTAAAAATGCTGCTCCCGCAATTATCACTTCCACTAAAGAGAACGACAGAATGGAAAGCAAAGACTTATTTAAAACCTTCCTACAAGAAGGCATGGACGGACTCCGTCAAAAAGGCACTACCCTAAACATTAGCACTAACGACGAAGGTGGATACGCTCTACCAGAAGAGTTACGTCAAGAAATCATTAAGCTTGAGAAAGAAGTATCTCCATTACGTCAGGTATGTTCAGTAGCATCTGCTGCTACTACTGATGTTAAGCAGTTGGTTGGTATCGGTGACGCAGCAAGTGGCTGGGTTGGTGAAACCACTGCTCGTGGCGCTACTAACTCACCAGAGCTTGCACAACGTACTGCAACCTTCGGTGAAGTATATGCTCGACCACAGGTCTATCAGCACATGCTTGAGGATGCGTTCTTCGGTGTAGAAGATTGGTTAACTGGTGAAGTTGCTCGTCAATTTGCTGAAGCTGAAGGCGATGCTTTCCTTTCTGGCAACGGCACCAACAAGCCTGTTGGAATTTTGAATGGCCTTACGCTGAACGCGGACGGCGCTGCTAACGACACTACTGGTGTCTATGAAGTGCTTAACTCTGGAACTAACAACGCTCTGGCCGCTAACGACGCCGGTACTGTTGAGTTCTTACGGTCTGTTGTGCGTTCTGTCAAAACTGGCTACCTCGGTGGCTCTAAGTGGATGATGAACCGTGCTACGCATAATGCTCTTTTAAATCTAAAAGACGGCGACAGCAACTACTACATGCAGCGTGACATCAGCAACGCTGGTTCAACTAGCTTGTTCGGATATGACATCGTTATTAACGAAGATTTGGCCGACGTTGATGCAGCAGCACACTCCGCTCCAATCATATTTGGTGATTTCTCTCGGGCATTCCAGATTGTTGATCGAGTCGGTATTTCTATGCTACGTGATCCATACACTACTCCTGGTTCAGTTATGTTCTACACCCGTAAGCGTGTAGGTTCTATGGTGCTTGACGCATCTGCACTGAAAGTTGTTGGCGTTACTCACGCTTAATTAATACAGGTATTAACTGCCTTACTTTACAAAGGAGATCACTATGTCAGACCCAGTAACCTTAGCTGAAACGAGACTACATTTGCGTTTGGCTAGTGATCTCAGCAGTGATGAGAATGCTGAAATTACCCGAATGATTTCGGTAGCGACGGAGTATTGTGAAAATTTCTGTAACAGGTCATTTACCACAAAAACCCGTACTGCCGTTTTCGATGATTTTCCGGTTTCTTGGAATCGTAAAAATCTAGGACTTCATTTGCCTATGGGTAAAGTCAGCAGTATCACCAGTGTTGTGTACTACACGAATACTTTTGTTAGTACTACCTTGGCGGCGTCAAAATATCGTCTAGTCGGCGCGTCTGATCGGGCACATCTCTATCCAGCAATGGGTGAAGTGTGGCCGTCGGATGTTGCTTGCGAACCCGAGCATATTGTCGTTACTTATGTGGTCGACGGAACAGCCAGTGTACCCACCTCTGTAAAACAGGCAGTTCTTCTAGTTGTTGGAAGTCTTTATGAGTATCGCGAAGACGGCGTAATTGATAATGCTGGACTTGCTTTAGTTAAAGCTCCAAAAGGCGCTGACGATCTTCTCTCCCCTTACCGATTACGCATAGCGTAAGGAGTTTATATGAGAAATGGATCACTTAGACACACAGCTACTTTTTATGAGCGGTCAGCTAGTCCTGACGCCTATGGCGCTTTGGATCACACCTTTTCGGCTAACTCAACCACACGTAAATGTTCAATAAAACAAAGAACCTTTCGTGAGCGTAAAGAGAATGATCAACTGGTGTCACGCATTGAATTTGAGCTTCAGTTTCACTACGTCCCATCTCTTGAGCTAATAAACCCAGGAGCTGAGATACAGGTGGCTGGTCGAAGGCTTGAAGTTATAAGTTCGTCTGATCCTGACGGGAAACGTAAGCGGGTCGTAATATACGCGGAGGATGTAAGATGATTGATCAATCTCTTCGCTCATTACTTTTAGCCGATAGCACCATCACTGCGCTAATTGCATCTAACGGTGTGTATCCACAAAAGTTACCCCAAGACGTTGCAAAACCATGTGTTGTTTATAGGATTTTTGACGGTATGCCTGACTTAGTGGCCGGCGGTTCGTCTGCGCTGACAAAGTATACGGTTGATTTAACTATTTACAGTGAGACTTATTCTGGTATGCGAGATATTACTAGAGCGTTAGTTAATAGGTTACATGGACTTAGCGATAACACGTATGTGGACCTCATCAAAGGATGTCGAGTACATAACACTTTTAACGATTTTGAAGAAACACTAAACCTTTATTCAGCAACAATTGATTGCACTTTAACGTGCAAGGAGAATTAAAATGGCAGCAATTACTGCACCTTTCACCGGCCAGGAAACCCAGCTTTATGCCGCTGCGGCTGCTTTAACTTTATCTGGCGCGTCAGCAGCTACACTTGTTGGAGAGGTCCAAAACCTCGGCGACATGGAGCTTTCTGCTAACGTAATTGAAGTTAGTACATATGGTTCAGCTTATAAGCAAAAACTTGTTGGACAGAAAGACTCTGGCACACTGGATATTACTCTTAACTGGGTTCCAGATGCTACGGTCCAATCTGAGCAAGCACTACTGCAAACGTCTTATTCAACTGGTGCGAAGGTACACTTCGCTATTATTTGGCAGGACGGCTCAAACCAAGCCGGATGTACCTTTAGCGGGTATGTTCAATCTTACGGAATCTCACAACCACTTGAAGATGTAGTGACGGTTAACGTCTCTATCAACATCGACGGTGCTGTGGTTCTAGATACAGACGGTACGTTATAAAAACCTTTGAGGCACCCATTACGGGTGTCTCTTTTTTTTCCTTGGAGGAAGTATGTTACTTAACAAAGATAGTATTTTAGCAGCATCAGATTTTGTATACGTTGAACATGAAGTGCCTGAGTGGGAAGGAACTGTACGCTTGCGAGGCTTGTCAGCCGCCGAGCGTGATGAGTTTGAAGCAACACTAGGCGTGAGCCAAGACCTAACAAACATGCGAGCGAGGCTTGTTGTGAGTTGTATGGTCGATGACGCTGGCCAACGTATTTTTAAAAATTCAGAAGCTAAAGCTTTGGGTGAGAAGAACGCCACGGTGATCAATCGTCTTTTTGAAGAAGTCCGCAAACTAAGCGGCATGGCTGACGAAGATTTAGGAATAGCAGAGGGAAACTAGCGTGCCCGGTCAGGCGATTCAAGTTTCGTCTGGCCCTTGAACTGGGCATGACAGTGCGCCAACTTGAAACACAAATGGAGGCCCGTGAACTCCAAGAGTGGATGGCTTTTTTCGCCATCGAACCCTGGGGCGCAATAAGAGCAGATTATCGTTCAGGCGTCGTAGCAGCTACCTTGGTCAATGTTAACGGTGGTAAAAAAGGCAAAAAGCCAGCACAAGCGTCGGACTTTTTTAGCCTGTACGCAAACCACACAAACAGACGCCAAACCAACGAACAACAAATATCAATAATGAAAAAGATTGCGGCGGTACAAAATGGCTAAAGACTTTAAAGTAGTACGGCGAAAACACGGTCTCTACAACGAGTTTGAGGTAAAGGGTCTGGATATGCTTGACCGTGAGCTTGAGAGGATGGGTAAAGAGTTAGCCAGTGAGCTGGGTAAACAGGCTGTTGAAAAAGCTTTAAGGCCAGTGCAAAGTCGAGTGAAAGCTAACATAGCCGGAGCTGGCTTCAAAGGCACTGGCGCTTTACGCGACTCAGTAAGAACAACGGTGTATCTGTCCAAAAAACCCCGGGGCATACGCGGTGAAGTCCGAGTCGGTACTGATCGTCGTGGCAAGTACAAAAAGAGTGGTAAACGAAAAGCTCACTACGCTCTCCAACTTGAGTACGGAACAAGTGACAAAAACCCCTTTGGCGCACAGCCAGAACGACCATTTATGCGCCCTGCGTTTGATGGCCACGAAAGAAGTATGGCGCGAAGCGCAAAAAACGCATTACAAACCACAATTCTAAGATGGAAACTACGCGACATTAAATAGGTAATTATAATGGCTACATCAGTCCTCAGAACACTTGCACTACGCTTACGGTTGAACTCTGCTCAGTTCCAAAAAGACATTGGTAAAGTTGATCGCAGAATGAAGAAATTAAGCGGCTCAATGAGACGTAGCGCAAACATGTTTAACAGCCAGCTCGGTGCCCTAGGAGCGACATTTGCGACGGGCTTTGGTTTGGGTGAACTGAAAAACGCCGCTGACACGATGGTCAACCTACGCAACAAGATGAACGCCACTTATGAGACGTCACAAGAAGTTGCCCAGGGGATGCTCGATATCAAACGAGTCGCTCGAGAGTCACGTTCCGATTTGGACTCTGTTGGTACGCTTTATCAACGAATAGCAGTAAGTACAAAAAACATGGGCGCAACCCAAGAAGAAGTCGCAGCCATTACCCAAGTAGTAAGTAACTCTTTCCTTTTGTCTGGTACAACAGCAAGTGAAGCGGCCAACTCCGCTCGTCAGTTTGCCCAGGGTTTAGCCTCGGGTGCTTTACGTGGTGACGAATTCCGCTCAGTGTCAGAGAACAACGTAGTACTTACAAGAATGTTGGCAGATGGTTTAAACAAAACCGTTGGTGAGCTACGTGAGTTCTCACACGCCGGTGGTTTAACAGCCGAGGTAATGCTACCAATATTGATGAATAATTTAGGTAAGACTACTGACCAAGTCACTGATATGCGCTTAAACATTCAACAAGCAACCGTCTTGTTTAAGAATAACTTTACTGAGATGGTCGACAGAGTAAACAGCGTATTTCTTGTTACAGATAAGACTGCTGTAGTAATCAATAAGCTTAGTGAGAACATGCATATCCTGACTCTGGGCGCAGCGGCGTTTGTCGCTATACTCATGACCAAAGTACTTGTTGGCTTTGCTGCTTGGATTGCGTTAACTCTAACAACGGCTGTTACTACGTCAGTTACTTTAGTCGGTTCGTTGTTAAAAGCGGGCTTTGTAATTGGTACGTATTTTGTCGGTGTTTTGGCGGCTGCTACAAAAGGATTCCTTCGGCTTACCGCTGCTATGTTACTGAACCCTATTGGCCTTATTGCTATAGGTATATTTGCAGTAGGAGCCGCATTCGTTGCTCTTGAGCAAAAATTTCAAATAATAGAGCGGATGAGTAAATCATTCGAGACAATGGGAGCCATTGGTTCAGCGTCTTTAGATGTCGTGAAGTTAGGGTTTGAAAAAGCTTTGGTAAGCGGTAAAGTTTTTGTCGCCAAAATTGGCAATGCAATAGCTGACCTTTTACGAAAGCTTGGGATGGACGGTACTGCTGATAGCATACAAACAAACCGTGGAGGTGAACTTGAGAAGCAATTAACCAAGCTAGAGACAGAGAGTAAAGCCGCTAAGAAACGAGTTGAAGATGCTATTGCTGGGTTTGTTAGTCCTTCGGAAGTCAATACCGACGGTGAAGGAGCGTTCACAGGTATCATCGAAAACATAAAGTCGCAATTTAGTACCTTAATGAGTGGCGGTGGCGGTGAAAGCGGCGAAGGCGGTATGTTTGGTGGGATGGTTGAAGGCTTTAGTGCGGGTGTTGATGGTATTTTAGAGAAGATCATGGCGTCCAACCCTACCTTGGCGAAGTTCTGGGCTACGCTTAAAGGCGAAAATGATCCAGACGCTGCGGCTGCTGAAGGCGGCGGTGACACCGCTATGGCTGACATGAGCTGGGCTGATCGTTGGATTGCCGCTATTGAGCGTATAAAAGAAACCTTTAAGGGGATGGGAGACTCTGCGCGTCTCACCGTAAAAGGTATGATTGAGCGTTACGATACGTTTGAAGAGGTTCTAGAGAAAGGAATTAAAAACCTTAAAAAGAACTCTCATATCCGCAAAGGCATCATGATGAAAGAAGCTTTAATTGAAGGTAAGTCAGCGATTTTGAAAGCATGGAACTCTGCACCTTTCCCAGCTAACCTACCAGGCGTTGCAATCACAACAGCCGCAACAGCAATGACTATTCGTGATATTATGAAGGGCCAGGCGCACGACGGTATGGACTCACTGCCAAGCACTGGTACTTACATGTTAGAGCGCGGTGAGCGTGTAGTCAGTAGCCGAGCTAACCGTGACTTAACTGAGTTCTTAGCGACGAATGGTAAAGGTGGATCAAGTGGTAGCACTCAACCCATCACCCTACAAGTAAATGGTATAAGCGACCCCGATATGGTGGTCTCAGCACTAGCTTCACGGCGCGGAGAACTAGAGGCCATGATGCGGTCAATTGCTTCTGAGAACACGCGACAATCACCGTTTTAAGGAATAACTATGATTACTATCCCATCCTCAGTAAGTACAGCTTTGGCGTCCACAGATTACAGGGTTGCACTCCTAGCGGATTTACCCGGAACCGGGATGAGCGTAACTGATAATCATAAACCTATTACATTCGGTGGAACCACCTACTCCGCGACAGATGGACTGTTGTTAAAGACCAGTAACGTCAGCAGAACAACAGCCATAGAAGTTAACAGTTACACACTTACCTTTTCTGGTGCTGACAAAAGTGCTTACACACAGTACTACGACAACACACATGTTGGTAAGTCAGCCACGCTCTACTTGGCGTTCTTGGACGACGACTACGCCCTGCTTGACAGTGCATCTGTGATAGAAATGTACACAGGCATCATAGACACTTGGGCACTCTCTGAAACAGGCACAACGTCTGACTTTAGTATCAAAATGACTAACCACTGGTCAACCTTTGAGATCGTAAACGGTCGCTTTACAAACTCCTCGTCTCAACAAGAAGTGTACGACGGTGACACTATTTTTGAGTTTTCAACACAAGATAAATTACCACTAAAATGGGGAATCTAGTATGGGTCTTTTTACGATTATTGCAGCAATCATTGCCGTCGCTACAAGCGCAGCAAGTTACATGCAAGCGAAGAAAGCCGAGAAGATGGCGGCTAAACAAGCAGAAGAAATGGCTGCGGTCCAGTTGTCAGGGCATAACAGCAATCGATCTTTATATACTGTTTACGGTGAAGCCCTGGTAGGTTCTACGACTGTGTACAAAAGGATATCAGGTCGGAGAGTCCCGCTTTCGTTGTCTAATTTTCTTATTAAGACTAGAGCAACGGGCGCTGACTTAACAAGCACTGAGTCGAAAACCGCAAAGCGATATTTTTATCGAGTGGTGACGCTGTGTAACGGTCCAGTAGAAGACATTACCAATATACTCGTTGATGGCGAAGGCTTTAGATCGCCACGTTTTGGTTATGATCATAATTTCCATTTTGGCTCTGCTATTTCTAAAGGCCCGACAGCGGGCCAACACTACAGTAGGCTTGCTAACTACTCCGAGTTTTTTCAGTGGGACAACACAAAAACGGGTAAGGGTGTTGCTTACGCTGTTGAGCGTCTTTATTTAGATAAAAACCACCCCGCTTTCCAAGGCGAACCATCGACGCAATACTTAGTTAAAGGGCGTTTGTTGTATGATCCGCGTTTAGACTCTACTGTGACAGGTGGTAGCGGTAGCCACCGCCAAGCGACTCCTTCTACTTGGGTATGGACGGACAACCCAGCAATCTGCTTGCTAGACTACATAACAAACACAGAATACGGTAGAGGATTAGCTTACAGCACTATTGATTTAGCGGCCATCATGACAGCGGCTAACGCTTGTGATGTGCTTGTTGACGTACCCGCGCGGCTAATTAACGAAGAAGACGCAGCTATAACTCTCGCTGATATTTTAGAAGGAGAGTATGAAGTAAACGTACCTGTTGGCGCTGTCTTTCCTATCTACAGACCAAACCAAGCAGCCAACAACAAACAAAAACGATACAGAATTAACACCGCTATCGATGGGGCGAAAGAAGTGCTGGATAACATTCAGCAGATACTCAATGTCTTTAAAGCCAATTTAGTCTACGTCAACGGCAAATATACAGTCACGATGGCTGACGTCGCGTCTTCTGTTTTATCTCTTGGTGATGACGACATCATTGGTGGATTGAACATAAGTGACGGTGATCGTGCCCAGCGGATGAACCGTGCGACGATTAAGTTTACTAACGCAAATAAAAACTATAAAACAGATCAGGTTAGCTGGCCCGAAATTGGATCAACAGCCTATAACGCTTATTTGACTGAAGACCAAGACGAAAAGATACACCGAACTTTTACGATAGACGGCTGTACAGATTTATACCAAGCCGAGGACACTGCTGAATTTATAGTTAGGGATGGTCGCGTCGGTTTAACCGTAGGTGGTAATTTTGGTTCAAGGGCGTTGGCGTTGGTGCCAGGCGATGTCGTTGCATTAACTTATGACTCAGCAAGTTATTCTGGCAAATACTTTCGTGTACAAACGGTAGCCCTTAATCTCCAAACAATGAATGTTGCGCTATCGCTCCGTGAGTATGATTCATCGGTTTATACGTGGAATGCATCTCGTGGTAATGAGCCACTTGGCCTAAATTGGGACACCGAACCAGTAAACTTATCACCGACCTCCCCTACTTTTGGGACAATAGTTACGTCTTTCATAACACAAGCTGACGGGTCTGCTATCAGCATGTTGGAGGTTCCTTTTAGTGGTGTACCAGACCAAGCCAGTAAAGTAGAAATCTCGTGGAGTGTGCAAAACGCCAATAACTACAACACTATAAGTATTACCGATTTAGCGAATGAAACCTCCGCAAAATTCCCAGTTGGCTTGAGCGGTGTCACATACGATGTCAGGCTTCGGTATGTCTTGGTGTCTGTTAGCGGGACATCGATGCCAAGTGCCTATGTGTATACCACCATAGCTGTACCGGGTTTAGCTTCCCCAATAGGCACCAAAGTTGGTGGAATTGATGAAGGCGCAACTGCAACGGTAATCTATAGGCAAACCACCGCTCCTAGTGGTACTGCCCACAACACCGGCGATCAATGGTTTGACACAGACAACGGCAATAAGCATTACGTCTGGGACGGGAGTAATTGGGCGTCGGTACAAGACGCCGGTATTACAACCGCGATAGCAGACGCCGCCGCTTCAGCCGCAGCCGCAGACGGCAAAATTGACAGCTTTTACCAAAACGATGCGCCGAGTGTTGCGAGTGAAGGCGATCTTTGGTTTGACACTAATGACGGTAATAAGATTTATACTCGACGTTCAGGCGTTTGGGTCGCAACGCAAGATTCAGCAATTGCAACTGCACTACAAGACGCTGCGGACGCAGATGCAAAAGCAGACGGTAAAGTAACAACCTTTTACCAAAATGCTGCGCCAACGGCTGAAGGCACAGGTGACCTTTGGGTAGATACTGACGATGGTAATAAGCTTTATCGCTGGAGTGGAAGCGCCTGGGTGTCAGTTCAAGACACAGCTATTGCCACGGCTCAACAAGAAGCCGAAGTTAAATACGCAAGCTTTTTTAGATACACAATAACAAGCGGCACGAGCGTCGCCGCGCCATCGGATTCAGTATTTGAAACACAGTTTGATAGAGCGCCTATTGAGCATGATCAACTAGTCGTAACAAACACAGCAACAACACCTGATACCCAAGCGGCCTATGTTCGTGGTTCTACAGCTTGGGGCACCGCCGTTGACAACTTTCTGTCGGGCGATTTAATTGTTGATGGAAGCATCGGTGCTGACCACATAACTGTTAATAGTCTTTCCGCTATAGACGCCAACCTGGGTACGATCACAACGGGTAATCTACATGGCGGCAATGTAGCGGGTATAACAATTAATGCTACTAAGCTGTTCACTGGGACAGGAA